TACAACTAGTGCTTCATTGGCTGCAGGTCCTGCATATAAATCATATACGGTGTACTCTTGCGGGAGTATAAGACATGTATAGAATTGTTTTGTTACGGATCTTGTACAATTAGTATCGTACTTATCGGTTACAGTAACGGTATAGGCGTCTCCTGTTACACCATTAAATACGTAAGTAGAGATTCCTGGACCTAGTGTTTCTGGTGCTGTGTTATTCTTCTGTACCGTGTATACTACTTGATTGTTTAAATTCAATGTAAACCAGTTTGCAAGGTCATAACTTGTTCCAGCTACTATATAACTTGGTGCTGTATCAGGTCCTAGAGAACAGGTTACATTACGGAATCTTACTGTTTCATCACAACCGAGTTTAGCGTACCCATGTATAATTGTCTCGTCATATTGTGCACCTGTAAAGGTGTATGTAGAAGGTATTGGTGTTCCTTGAGGAGTTGTTCCTAAGTAATATAATGTATTAGGTGGTGCTGATACACCATTTCCTCCAAATAATGGACCTAATGCATATGGAATACCTGGCTGTACTACAAAACTATCGTTAGCTCCTGGAGTTAGTGTACATAAGTCTGGCGGTGTTCCTTCGTAGAACCTTACATTAAATTGAACTTTTGGCGGAATTGCTTTCTTTAATGTATTACTTCTATTAAGCTCTCCTGTTGATACTCTAATCGTACTATTTGCTAATTCTCCATCAAACTTTGCTTCTTCTTTATCCTTAAGGTAAGATATTCTTCGTCCTTCTGGGGTATCTACTATTTGTTTGTAAGAGGCTATGTATTCAACTACTGATCCAAAAGTATCTCCGTGGTAACCTTCTGCAAAAGCAGTATCGATAGATGATGTATATGTAAATGCATTATCCATATTTGATCCTGTAATTGTATCTACAGATGCTTTTATAGATTTTGCTTTTGATCTATTTAGTAAATTTGGCTTAATTATTATACCTGTATCAGCTACTGTTCTAGCAGGTATAAAATCCTTAACCATTTTAAAGATTACATTATCAAAGAATTTGATTAGTCTTACAAAAGCTCTTACATCGTATTGTGATAAATCTCCTAATATGTCTTCTGCTACTTTATAAAGTCCTTCGTAATCTGGAAGTGTTAAGCTGCTTGGGTTTCCTATATATTGATCTATATTAAATGTAGTTAGATTTGGATCTGCTAGTGATTTAGATATAATATACTTATCCACATTATCGGTAGGAGAAAACCCTACTTCAATAACATGTAAATCATCTGTATACTTATTATCTCTTTTTACTATAGAAGTATGACTTGATAATGTGTTACCTGGTATAATACTACCTGTATGGTCAATTCGTATTTTATCTAAAGAACTTGTATAGTATTGGTAGTCTCCGTAAAAAGGTCTTTCGTTTGTATTTCTACCTCCGTATAGTTTTATATCTAATATGTCTGAAGGAATACCGAAACAGTTTATAAGTGCTCTTAGACCTCTCTCTGTACCTTTTGTTTTTAGTAAATAAGAAAGGTTATGGTAAATTCTTTTTTGAATCTCTTTTTCATAAGTATCAAAAGAAGAAGGTTCTATAGGAGTATTAGGTCCTGTTAGTGATCCTGTTAGTGATCCTGTTATATAGAAATTAATATGTTCACTTCCCGATACGTATCCCTGTCCTATAAAGCTTGAGAATAAGTCTTCAATAGATTTATTTGAAGTATATAATTTAACTCCAAAATTCTTTAAAGCCTCCCCAACTAAATCTTTAGAGATTCCTTTATTCATTCTATTATCAGCATCATACTTATCTGTTACTGCATCTGCATATAACCATAAGTTATCAAAATGCTGACCTATCATATGGATGAATGTCAAGTAATTCTCATTATTTGTATCCTCTCTAAGGTAAGATGGTATAGAAAATATTAATGAATTATAATTGGTATTGTCATACGATATTGCTTCTGCAATTTGGTTGGTATACCAAAGTATTGATTGAGGTGTACTACTTACCTGGTTTTGATATGGTTTCTTAGTATTAGATTTTGGCCAACTAGAACTACCTGATTCGTAATATAAGAATCTTTCGTAATGATCGAAGTTATTTAACACTCCTTCCATTAACCCTTCAAAATATGTTCTACTTCCTGATATTCCTTGTAAACCTAATGTTCCTTGAGCACCCGGTATTTGACTGTTTATTGATGATAAGCTAGCAGAATAAGATGTTACTAAGTCTAATTTATACTTAAAGTTTAGTAGTCTTTCTTGAGCTGATGAGAAGTGTATAAAGTCTTTATAAGAGGTGTGATCGATACTTATATCGACACCTTTCTCGTTAACTAAAGAGAATAGTTGACTATTTGCATTATTTAATGGATAACTAAATAATTCATCATAGTTAAAATACTGGGTAGGTATTATATTCTCATCCTGTATGTCTATGTTGAAATTGGCAGGTTTTAGAGTTGGGAATACTTCCGGTTCAGGTGTTACCTCAGATTGTACTTCGTATGCGACAGAATCAGCTACTAATTCAACTATCCTTAACTTACTTTTTATTCCGTAAGTAAAAGGTAATGGTTCATATAGTTTTACTGTTACTTCTTTCTCTATACCATTATCTAGAGTATCTATATTAATACCGATAAGTAGGTCGTTATCTTCAAAATTTAACCTAAACTCGTTAAAGAAAGCTTCGCTCTCTAACTTACTTTTTATTACATTAGTAAACCTCTCTAAATCTGTAGGAGATAATGCTAGTGAAGCAAGTTTTAACTCTGTTCTATCTGGTGAGATATCTTGTATGTACAGTTCTGCGGCAGAAGTGTCATCTGTAAATAAGTCGTTTAAAAAGTGATACAGTAGTTTAATTCCTCCGTTACCGTAATCAAAAGAGATACTATCTTGAATAGGGTCTATAGTAAGTACTGATGCTCCTTCTTGTCCTGAAGATTGAGCATTTCCTAATTGTTTGTAACCTCTATAATCGTATTCACTAAATAATATATCATCACTAAGGGATAGTAGGTGAAGTTCTACTACATGCTTACTGGTATCAAAAGAACTATTTACCTCAAAGGAAGAGATTAACTGTGTATCTTCTGTAGAGTATCTCTCAACACCTGCTATGTTCCCTGGTATGTCTCTATTAGCTGTGTACTTTATTTCTGCCATCTACTCTGTTTTTGTTTCTAGGTCAAGAATTTGTTGATTTGCTTGTAATAGTTGAATTCTTAACTGTGCTATTTCATCTAGAAGAGGTTGAATATCTTCTGTATCTCTTTCATAAGATATTAATTCTGAACTCTTTTTTATTAAATACTCGTGTGAGTCTTCTTCTCCCTCTATATCAATTACGTAATATAATTTTTCATACAACCTAAAGAGTTCTTCTGGTGTATCTGTATCTTCTTCCGGTACTGGTTGAGTGTATGTTTTAAACCCCTTATCAATTACCCTAGAAAATTCTGTCTTATTATGGACTGTTTTTATTATTTGAATATCATTAGCCATTTCTTACTACTTTGAATATGTTTTTATCATCTACTACTGTAGTACTTCCGTCTAACGTCGTCTTAACTAATATACGATAATATCTTTCAGGTTGCAAGCCATCCATATACACATCAAAGAAAGGTCCTGTTGGATCACAACTAACTTTTGTAAATTGTGTATCAAAATCAACAATCATTTCTTCTGTATTCTCATCTCTTAATCCCCAGTATGAACCTGATGGAAGAGCGTAGTTTTTTAAATAGACTGAAGAGGTTGTAAAAGTTCTAACTGGGTATTTGGGTTTTGCAGATATTCTAAATCTCTGTTTTCCTACATCCGGATATTTTCCTTTATTATTTGTTACCCCTATTGTTGAAATACTATTTGAAAGAACTGATAAAGATCCTGTAGTATATACACTATCGTCCCACTTAAATTCTAAGAATGGTGGATAGATAGTATTCGTGTCTGCACTGTAGTATTTTAACCTAATAGAGGAAGACATATTATACTCTATATCATCGGGGAGTTTTAATAAAAACCCATCATTTACCAGTGTATTGCTGTTTATTAACTGTATTGCTCTTGTTACATTTATGTTTACATCGTGGGTAGAGTTAATGTTGTGGGATTGTGTAAATTCCATATTAAATCCTGCTGAAGCTGTATACCAGTTACCTCCTCCTGTAAGTGGGGAATCATAAGAACCTGTAGTATATTGTGCGTATGATCCCAATACCCAAGGGCTAGTTTCTGTTGTCTGTCTATACTTCCAGGATGCTCCTGTTTTATTAGTTGGATTATCTCCAAATTTACCTATTCCGCTATCCCATGCCCCAGAAACCGGATATGCATACACAGTATATTCTACAGGTAATTCGTAAGCTTCTGCTAAATACATGTTAAGGCTTGCACTATACCCAGCTGCTCCTACCTTGTTTGCAATCACATCTTTTATCTCTACTGTACTGTATTTAGTAAGTATTCGGTTGGTTTGCCCTGTACCTATTAGGTCTGGATATCCTCCTAGTTCGATTATTTCATCTAAACCTGCGTTTCCTAAAACAGCTTCAGTTGATATAAATGTATCTTTTTCCGGGAATATTCTGTATACTGCCATATTATAGTGTTGTTATTCTTCCTTTAATATCTCTATCTAAGTATTTTACTTCAAAAATCATAGGATCATAAGAAGGATATACTATATTGTTTTTTGTTGCTCCTTCTACATCGTATGCATATTCTGAGTAGTCTCCTCCTGCTTTGTTAAGTACTCTAACTTTCTGTACTGTTTGTACTCCTTTCTCTTGATCTAGTAATGTATATATACTTGATAAATTAATTGGCTGGTTAATATTCCATTTAGTAATATTAAAGTAATCTTTTAACCTATTCGTACAAGCAAGTAGGACATCTCTACCTGAGTAGTTAGGTCTTACTATTATATCAAAGTCGATTTCTATATTAACTACAAATGCATCTTTTATGTTTATAGCATCTGTTAATAATACGTACTGTGATAGGTATGTTTTTAAGTTATTATGCAGGTTAGGTGTTGCTTGTATAAGGTTTCCGTTATTATTATAAGCTAATGTATAGATAGAAAGTGATAAAGGATTACTATCTATTATACTATCTACTTTAGAATTAGGGTTTGATAACTGGTCTTGAGCTACATATACTTTTGCAATTGAACCGTATTTTGACGGTAGTGATAAAGATCTAACGATATAATCCTGTAAAGAAACTGTTCTACCTTGTTCGTTAAAAGATTTAAGAGCATTCTGTCTTAATTCCTCTACTGTATCTCCATCTCTACCTCCAGTTGCTGCTTGTGGATTATTAAATACTACAGTATTCTGTCTAGTTGTATTTCCTAATGGAAACTTATTTACTACAGTTGTAATTGTATTTCCAGGTACATTAGCTGTTACTCCTCCTCCTACTATGTACCTGATGGTAAGAGTAGTATTGGAAGGAGCTAATCCATAAGTCTGTGTAACTAAGAAGTTAGAAGGATCATATGCATAGTCAATATTAATATTAAATGGCGTAAGTCCTAATCCTATATTAGTAGGGTCTGGTGTTAGTATTGTATCTGCAGTTCCTGTTACTCCTGATCCAAATTGTATCTGTAATTGACCTGTAGAGGTAAATCTAGTAACAAATCTTCTCGGTACTTTCTCTAATGATAATAAGTAAGGAGCTACATTACTGTCTGATGCTCCTATATTAGGTGTATCTTTAAAAATAGTATCTTGTCCTAAGAAAGGTACTTCGTACCATGTATTTCCGTCAGCATCTTCTATAGAGTGAATTCCTACTATATCAGTATCATCTACTGTTATTGTTTTAAATTTCTCAACAGTACCAATCACTTGTGTAATTTGCTTTATTTCTCCTGAATATGCTTTAGCTGTTTTTCTAAGTATAAATTCTGTAGGAATATAGGTAAGTGGATCTAGTTGCGAAACAGCAACTGATGTTGGATTATACGAACTAGAGAAGCTGAAATCAACTGGTTTATCTATAATAAATTTAGCTTGTCCTGAGGTTGTAGATGCAAGTTCTGTTCCAGCTCCTAATTGAGGTGCTACTGCCCAGTTTGGTTCTCCGTTTGCTGCTGGCGGTACTGTACATGATACTTCTATATCGACTTCAGAAACTGTTGTTACCTTTGGTCGATATCCCATCATATAAGCTAAGTTATATAAATTTGCAGGATTTTTAGCGTACTGTAAATATGTTTCTTGTAATTGAGTATCTTGATAGAATGATAAAATATCACCTACGTATGCTGCCATTTCTATAAACATCATACCTGGTGATGTAGGAGAAAAGTCATTATAAGCGTCTGGGAAGTAATTCTTTGCGTACTCAGTTAACTGGGTCTTAAAATCAGTAAAGTCCCTATTTACATATTTTATATCTCTATCTTGAGCCATTATTGTTCGAAATTAATTAACAATTCGTCTTGTATATTTGTCTGATCTACACTATATTTTATGTAGATTGTTACTGCATGTGTGTCTGGAGATTCTTCAACTAATAGTTGTTCTATTATTATATTTGGAAACCAATCAGCTATTCCTCTTCTAACTTCTATTTTGATCTCTTCCTGAGTATCAGGTGTCATCTGGTTGAATAGTAATGCTCTTAGGTTTGTTCCGAAATTTGGATTTAAGAATCTTTCCTGTCTTCCTGTTAAGAAGAAGTTAATTAAATTAGATTTAAGTGCCTCTTGGGTTGTATACGTAGAGTTAAATACAGCTTTAGAGGAGAACGGAAGACTAACGCCAACTGCTTTCCTAGGTTGTAAATCTATTGGATGTATTTTCTGTACGTTAAATGCCATTATGCTCCAAATCTTTCTTTATCTTTCTGTACTGATGCCTTGTACACATCTCCTGCTCTCATCATAAAATCAAACTGTGAAATATCTAATCCCGGTTCAGGACCTTGTCTGAAATTCTCTGTTATTGGGTTCATTCCTAATCCAGGTGCTTGAACCATATCAGATGTAGCACTTACTAGGTTTTGATATTCTCCTTGAGTCATTGAATGTTTTGTCTCATTCATTAGATCCATAATTGGATTCCCTGTAGGTACTGGTTTTGCAACTATTGGTTTATGTTCTGCATACTTTGTCACATGCTGTACTATAGGAGTTTTAGAGGCAGTTCTTACATCTTCAGAAAGAACTATTGCTAATTCTTCACGAACCGCTTCTTTTACTGCTTCTTTGATTAATTTTTTTAATAAATCTAACTTCATATTAATAAATAGTTATGTTATGGTAATTGATTATCTATTCTAAATTTCAATTCCTCTAG